TTTGAAATGTATGCGTCAACGTAAACTCCGTTGTAAAATTCTTTTGTTGTTGGATCATAAAAAGTTTCTGGTCTAAATGATGCTACCTTACCAACTGCAAGTGGCTGATGCATCTCTCTTAAATTTCCTCTAAAGCTTTCGAACGCTTTCATTGAAGCTTCTTGAGTAACGACATCACCAGTCTGATCCAGGTTATCTAGTGTAGCGAATCCTGAGACTGTTCTTTTTTCTCTATTGACCTTCGTAAATGGAACTGATAAATTAATAGCATTTCCATTAGAAGACCAATGTGACTTTTCTATGATCATATGTTATATATTATAGGGATTGTTGTATCAAAAGGCAAATAACCAGTTGAGTAAGACTAGTTGACTTGTCTTCCATCTCCCTTAGCATTTCTGCCCTCCCCAGATTTATCTGGGGAATTTGCAGATCTTTCTTGGTCACGTGTTCTGCTTTGGTTGGCTTGTGCCTTAATTTCGGCTGCTTGGGCTGCAAGGTCTACTGGGACATCCCCACCATCTCTTGGGACCATTCCCATTCTAACTCTAATTTCATTTGGAGTTATTACCTGGAATCTAAGATACCTTTCATCAATCTTTGATTGTGTGTCTGCATCTGTAAGACTTAATTCATTAAATTTAAGCTCTAGCGCATCGGTCATTTCTTGAATAATCTTATTCAATTTCTTTTCTAGGTTTTCTTGGGCTGGACGACAGACCTGCTCTTTAAATGTCTTATCTGCGTCTCTGGCTGCAGCCAAGTTAATTCCAGCTGGTGTGCCAATTTTATTAATTGGAACTCTGTGGGCCATTAGAATTTCGTCCCTATTTGAATTTCTATATTTTTCAAATGAGCCTTCCTGTGCACCTGCTTCAATTGGCTCCATCTTAAATTCAGTTTTTGAGTCTGGGGAATCTGGTGGCAATGGTATATACAAGGATCTATGGTTTTTTCCCTTTAATCCCACCTGGAAAAACTCAAGCAGCTTTCTTTCAGATTCTGGAGAAAGCTTTGCTCCCTTTACCGTAATAATGTATCTAGGCACTGCTTTATTTTCAAAGTAATCTAGATTATATTTTCCAGCAAATTCATTGCCAGCCATTGCATTTTGTGCAGCAATAATATCTGGGATTCCATAGTAATTATTCTTTGGAGTATACTTTTTTAAATGAATAATTTCGTTAGGTCTGTCTTCTTGGCCAGCAATTGGGTTTACGGTTTCTGTGTCTCCAAAGTTTCTAAAGAAAACAGCCTTGCCATAAAGAAGCTGTATAAAACCGTCTCTGAGGCGTCTCACACGCATTGTCTTTGAAGGGATATGACCGATGTACCCTATCTTGCCAGTTGTTGTTCTACCGACCTCCAGATAGCCATTACCAGTAGCTTCTATGTCAGTGTAGAACTTTATAAGAGTCTCTTTAAATGTTTCATCTTCGTTGCAATCTTCTAGCCAACGGTGCAGGTCTTGCTTAATCCTATTTAATTTTTTACGTGCTCTTTCTAACTGCTTCTCATCTTCTATATCTTCAAGGGTATCTGTGGTTTTTTTTGATTCAATAAAGTCAAATCCTAGACCTACAATGTTAGCAACTTTTGCATTTATTGCTGCATAGTTATAAGGCGAAATTTCATAAATTGTTGATAAGTAATCTAAATTATATTCTGGTTGAATTAAATCAAATGTCGCATATCCACTTACTGCTTGTTGATGCTGGAGCTGCTGACTTATAGCCCCATCTTTTCCTGTAAATGCTTTTTGTAAATCTCTAGACACCTTTCTTCTAAATGAAGCCCCAAGTCCTGAGATTTTTAAGATGTCTTCGCCTTCAATATCAAAAGCATCGTCTGATTTTTGAGTAGTTGGATTGTTAAATCTCATCCAGTCCGCCACATTAGAAACCTCGATATTATTTGAAACCAAGTCGTCTTCGGTATCAATCATTTTTTACCACCATTCAGTCTAGCCATTTCTTCCTTGTGAACACCGATGTCTAATGGGTCTGGAGTTAGGCCCCATCTTAATCTTTGCTTTTGATACTCAAACTCTTCATCATCAATCTGTCGGCTTCCCTCGATAAACTTAGGTTGTCCAACATCAATTCCATAGTGTGCTACGGCTGTTGCAAGTAAAGCAATTCTTTCTTTATTGCCAATCATGGAAGATATAGACAGAAAGTTATTATCCTCGTCCCCAACCCATCTTCCGTCAGGCATTTCCCAAACATATACTCCAAGCCTAGTTTCACCAGACTTCATTTGAGCGTTAATTCTTTTAATGTCCATAGTTAATTATTTTACCATTCTTATATACATAAGTCCAGCTTTTGTCACTCAACCTGACAAAATTATATGATTTGGAACACAACCCTGTCTCTAGAGTATGTTGATACTGGCTCTTCTGTTATCAATAGCGACGATCCTTCAGCTGTAGATGCTGGCTTTCCAATATAAAGATTATAATGATCTACTGGACTTATTGTGTCGCTTGAATATAAAGCTATATTTTGATAAAGGTTGTCGTCCAAGACTCCAGATCTGACCCCCTGTATCTGTTTTCCATTAATCCATAGATCTTCAGATATTAATGAGTCAAATTTTACAAATATATAGTTTGGCTCGTCAACATAAAAGTAAGAAGAGATATTTGTTGCCGAAGAAGCATTTTGGCCGTTTATATATATATCAGTAATATTTGATTTAGAAATTAATCCTCCTGCCGCCCAGGAAAGTTCTGTCTCAACCAAACCAGTTTTATTAAAAAGAAGGTAACCATTAGATAATGATTTAGGAGTAAATATCATCTCTAAGCTTTTTGCTGGCTCTTCTAGTTTAACAAAAAATGCTGATGACTTTGGCCTTAGTCCATTGTAATAGTTTCTAGATCTTACTGGATAACTATTTCTTGATAAGTCAATATCCCAAGTTGATCCACTTGTTGGTTGCGAAACCGATATTGTACCCCCGCCGTTATGTGCATACATTTTTTTCTCGGTATAAAAAGAAATTTTTAAAGAATATAGCTCTGGGGTATAAATGTTAAAATTTGAAGAAGAAAACCCTATCTTAAAATATAAAACTTTTTTTGAAGAAAAGCTAGAGCCTTGAGTAAATCCTGGGATAGAAGATCCGTTTGTACAAATACTCCATGGACCAGACTCTGATATGTCTGAAACATAAACAGAAACTCCAGTTGTTGCGACCCACTCAATTTTTGAAGATATATATGGCTTTGTAATGTTTAAAACCAAATCCTCTATGAATTCTCCGTACGTGCCAGAACTTAAATAAATACTATCATCTTTTTCATTCCAGGAAAGATTATCGTTGTCATACGATAAAGATCTCCAGCCTTCCATTTCTGGATAGGAATATTGTGTTTTTGGTTGATAGTATTTATCTGAAACTATAAACAGTTGGCCGAAATCTGGCATAGAAATTTGTTCATCATTATTCAAAAATAAATTCCTATAGTGCGACTGTATTGATTGTGCCGACAAAGCGTATCTATAAACGGCTGGACTATCAATTAAAAAATATTCTCCTGCGGATGTTGGGCCAGACAAAAGAGTAACGCTTGCATTTGTAAATTTACTAGATAATGGTTTTGTTCCTACCAGAACTCCATCTACAAAAAGACTCATCAATCTTGTTGAATATATTCCAACAATATGCAAAACTCTGTTTGGATTTGGAACTGAGTAGTCAATTCTTTCAGATTCCAATTTAAAAACAACGTTTCCATTGTCCCAATATAATCCAATTCCAGAAGAATCTGCTAAAATAGGCGTAAGAGATGTAAGTGTTTTTGGATGCATCCACGCCTCAAGAGAAAAATCATTGTCATAGGTATCTGTGGTTGCAAAACCACCCGTGCCGCTTGTTCCAGAAAAATCTTTTGATATTATAAATTCTATATAGTTTGAGGCATCAATTTTACTTGAGTGATTTCCTCCCAATATAATAGGCATTCCAAGTTTAGATATCTGACCAATATAAGATCCATGGTTTCCGCAACCAGAAAAATCATAGGCAATATTGCCAGATAGCTCATCTAACTTCCAAAAGCCAATAGGAGAATCTTTTATTACATCGAGATAATATGACATATATTATATTGTATCAGATTGTATTGATTAAACCCAATGTCCTATAGCAATGTATCTTGAATTCCCATAGGCTGGCTCTGCTGATACCTGAATATCTGATGGAGCTATGATAATGCTTCCTGCTTCTGGTTTAAAGTTAGGCTTTCCAGGTATTGAAATTTCACCACCAGAAAAGGAATCATTGATGTACAGTCTAGCAGTATACTTGCCATTTGCTCCACAGTTATTTTTTACTTGGCCTTCATTATGCTTTCTAATCCATAGCCTAGGGCTCAAGTTAACTTCTTCTTCTATGTTGTTGAACAACTTGTACTGGCTAAAGCAATGATGGAATGTAGCCTTTAAGTTATTAATTATAAAAAGGCTACGAGTATCTACGGGACCAGTTTCATTTGAAAAATCAGATGATATTCTTTTTTCATATCCGTACTCTTCATCATGCCACTTGCTAATCAAATTATTTGTATTGCCTTCACTTTCTTCAAGGAATTTTATATAGTTGCCAATTTCTTGAAGACAGTAAGTAAAATAAAAAACCTTTGGTGATATTTCTTGGAAAACATACATTGCCATTTTAAAACCCTTTATTCTGGAACAAAGACTCCGTCAACAAACGAGCCTTTATTCAACCAAAATGACGGAACCATGTATTTGAATCCGCTTTTTACTAAATGTGCTGTGTGACTATAAGGTGGTTCTGATGGGAATATTATCACGCTACCAGCCTCTGGCTTAATTGAAAAGGTAATTCTTTCCTGATTTCTAGGATCGTCAATATCTTCTGAAGCCGCATAATCGGTTGAAGTTAGGACGCCATCTCTAATTGAAAAAGATATTTGTCCACCCTCATAATCATCGTTGAGATACATGACCAAAGAATACTTTAGTCTCTTATCTCCCTCTTGCTGGTCAAAGTGAGATCCCATAAAAGTTCCAGATTCATATCTCTTAATAGCTGTATCTGTCATCAAAATTAGCTTAGACTCTTCATTTACCTTTTCAGCATAGTCTAAGCAAACGTTTTTAAATCCATCGAAAATTTCATTAAATATGTATTTAGAATCTTCTAAAATATCTTCTGGGCATTTTTGTAAAATTTCATCCAGCTTTAACATTTTAATTCTTTTATGATGTCCGTAAACATACATTTCTCCGCTGCATGCACTCCACTCTTCCCATGGAGTAATGAACTTTGAATACTTTTCTGATTCAGTTTCTTCAATTAGCTTAACTAAATTTTTTGGATCAGATACTACATTTTTGTAGTAATAAACCTTTTCGTGCAATTTTTCAGATATCATGTGTTCTCCTTTTAATACATCCTTAATTATACCACTGCCTGTCATTTAAATAAATCTTCTTTGTCTGGATATACAAATTCTAGTTTGAAATCTGGGTCCTGCTTAAAAAGAACATCCTCTCCAGATGGGTCTATCCAGAACATTGGTAGCATGTACTTCCAGCCAGATTTCACCTCATGTGCAGTGTGACTGAATGGAGATGGTGATGGGAATATCACAATGCTCCCAGCTTCAGGCTTAATATAGAAGTCGTACAATCCTTCATTCCGAGGATCAAGTAGGTCTCCCTGAAGAGCTCTTTCTGTTCCAGTTATAACTCCTTCGCTTATGCTAAATGACAGCTCTCCGCCTTCGTAGTCATCATTTGGCCAAACAACTAAAGAGTAAAGTAGTCTTGTGTCTCCTTCTTGAGAGTCATGGTGAACTCCCATATAATTACCAGCTCTATATCTGTGAACACCAAACTGTTCCAAAAGAATAAGCTCTTTATCTATGCCCTGCTCTTTTTTATAATCTTCACACACTGCTTTTATAGCATTAAATAGTGGGTCTCTTATATCAATAAAACGCTGTTTTGTTTCTTCAGAAACATCCTTGTCTATATTGTAAACACTATTAAGCAAACAAAGTTTTTTGTATCCATAAATATATGGGTGACCCATAGATCTATTTTCATCTACGTCCCACTGATTCCATGGGGTAATTATTGAATAAAGCTCTTCGTGGTTTTCAGAATCATTTACACGGTCAAGCCATTCCTTTACATTTGGAATAGCATTTCTATAGTAATAGACTTGAGGATGAAGCTCTTCTCTTATCATTCCATTTTCTAATACGGTTGTCTTTGTCATTTTATTCCCCCTCAATTTTTAAAGCCACATCTTTTTTAGCTGTCTGATCTGGTCCTGGCTTTAGTCTTTCACCTTTTGCTTTAAGTTCTGCCCATAGCTCTGCATCTTCTGCTTGTCTCTTTCTTTGCTCTGCAATATCTGTCTCCCAGAATGTTTGCTTCTCTTCACTATAAGTAGCCTCTTCATTATCCCAAAATGATCCTATTGTTAGCCTAGTGCCTTTGGTAATCATTTGAACCTCATGAATATTATGGTGTCCTCCAGCAAATGCTGCTAACATTCCAGTTTTAGGCTGTAGAGAAATTTCATGATCTCTAAAATTTAAAACTCCACCTTCAAAATCGTCATTTAGATAAAGAAATGCTGCCCACTTACTTCTTTCAAAAGAGTTGTATTCTGGAGAATCTATAGGGGTATTGTCTGAGTGGTATCCAGCATATGCGCCTTCTACCCACTTTTGTGCATGATAGCTTACAAGTCTAACCTTGTCACCTCTGCATATCTCTGTAGCTTCTTGTATTTTATCTTGAAGCGTAGTAAAAAAGTCTGATGCTAAACCAAACTTTTCTTTATCATCATCATCTGGCAAATTTGATGCAAACGAGTCGTAGAAGGATATTGGGGCCCATGGAAGGCTGCCCTTTTCTACGCAATGCTCCCAGTATTTAATAACTCTATCACAATCTTCTGGGCTAAGAAAGTTTTCAAAGAATACGATGTCTTCCTTTACGCGATTTTGATTCTCTAAATTAAATGTCATTTAAATTAATCCTCTCTAGCTTTTTAAGTTCATCATAGTTTATAGTTTGGTAAACTCCAGATTTTCTTTCTTCTTTAGTCCTAGCAATTTCCATTTCTTTCCATATTTCTTTTCCATAAAGCTTTTCATTTTCTAACCACTCTTTTGAACCAGGGTAAAATCTAACCCAGTGGTTTCTTACAAAATACTTGGGGGTGCCTTTTACTTTTTCAACACCGTGCATATAAAATTGTCCAGCATCAGAAAGAAAGTCTGGATCACCTGCTGGGAACAGCAAAACATCTCCTTTTTCTGGCTTATAATAAAAAGTTTTATTATCTACCAAAAAGGTGAGTCCGCCACCTTCATAGTCTCCATTCAAATACATAGTGCAGGTAAAAGTAAACTTATATCCTCTAAAATCGTGATAGTCTCTTTGATAGTCTGTATGAACATGCATAGCTAGGTCTGACTCTTCAATACCACCTTCAACTTCGTATTTGCATATTGAAGGACCCATTCTTTTCCACAATGGAGTGTTTAGTCCATCTTCTTCGTTTAACACCTCTGCTTCAAGATCAAGTGGGACTCCGAATGTGTCTGCATATTTATTTGTTGTTTTATTAAAAACTTCAATTATTTCATCCCAAAAACGTTTTTCCAGTTTTGTTCTTTCAGATGATTCAACTGAGTGATCAAACTGATCTGCTTCTTTGCCAAATGTGTACCATCCGTGCCAATTTAAAGCAGATCCATCTGGATTTTGCTCAGAGTCAATAATTGTTTGTGTTAATAGATCAATGTCTTCCCATGGATTTTTAAAAACCCATATCTTTGGGTATATTTCTTTATATTGAAGACTCACGGCTTGCGGTCTCCAGTATGCTCTAATATCTGCCAAAAGAATGGTGAAGTATATCTTCCACCAGAAATAACTGGTCTGACCCCATGGATATAATTTCTATCTCCTGGGAAAAAATAAGCTGACCCTCCAACTGGCTTGAACTCTATACCTTGAATTGGAAAAAATAGCTCTCCACCCTCATAGTTATCGTTAAAGTAAAACAGTGAAGCTATGTCGTAGTGTGGAAAATCATTTGGGGTTCCAGCGTCTGGACCTTCGTGAAGTTCTTTATCTGCATGTGGGTCTTGTCTTGATCCAACTGGCCATCTAACAATAGCTGGACCAGTTGCTTGAACCTTGACATTAAAAAACTTTTCTACCTCTATCTGCAGTCTTGATATTAAATTTTCTACAACATCAACTATAGATGGGTCTGAAGAAATTTCCATAGACATACGTGTGCAAACTCTATCGTGCCAAGCATTGGCATCATATATTACTGTACCATTTTCATTTACATGGGAATCGGTAATATCCCATGTTGTGTTATTTTTAGCAAAGTCTGTTAGTCTTATTCTTTCTTCATCTGTTAAAAAATTTTTTAGCTCTACAATATTTTCTGGGCCCGCTCCATAAAATCCCGAAGGAGTTATAGAACCTAAAGATCTGTAGTCATGAGTATTATTAGTATTTAATCCTTTTTCCATTTTATTTATACTTCCTTCTCGTCCAAAATCTTTTTTTATAGACTCCACCTTCTGGTGTTCTAAAAATTTCTGAAGTTTCCATAGCCTTTTGCATAATATCAATTGGTTTATGAAAAATAAAATCTGACTCCCAGTCTTCTCTTTTAAATGGTATTATCTGTAAATAGGGAGTTCCTGCTGGAACAACCCCAGTAAATCCATTTTGTATAAAAAACGGGATTAGACCAGATGTTGTAACCTTGTCGCTATCTATTATACCACCAACAGTAAGCCATGGTAAATCAAAATGGTTTATTGGCTGGACATACAAAGAGCTGTATCCTTTTGGTAGCTGTGGAGCCCAGTTGGCATACCAATGAAAATGATTTTTTTCATAACCAAAAGGAACCTGAAAGCCATCAGACGCTGGTCTCTCTCCAACAAAATCGTCAAACTTTAATGGAACTCTTGCTTTAATCCTATTGTTTTTTTCATAAAACTCTATATCACATGGGGTTACAAGAGTATATCCAGTTGTAAACGTGTCAAGCATGGCTGGGCATGCCTTGAAGTTTAGCATTTTCCCGCCATCATTTGATGCATTAGAAACAGGATTGCCATAAAAATCTTTTATATAGATATCAGCATCATGCCACCATTTTGGTATAACTTTTGCAGTTGGGCATGGAGCCGTTTCAATATCATTATAATGCTTATTTGAATGAAATGTTATCTTGTTCATTCTGGTATTCCACATCCTTCTGGACCATTTATAATAGTCTCATCATTTCTTAACCTTAAAGACTTTACCTCATGTGATCCAATTTTATTGTTTTTATGATCTACAGCGTTTCTATAAAAGTCCGTCCACTTTCCAGATTTATTTATATCGCTAACAATTTTGCCATAGTCTTCTTTTGGGAAAAAGTCTACTGGTAAATCCTTGTATCCTTTTATTACCGCCACCGAATTATTTAAATTTGCCAAGGAGATTGGCATTATTGCTGCAACTGGTGTGTTTGCTGGAATTGTAATAATTTCATTTGGCTTAGTTATTCTCCAGGCAATTGGGAATGCCCCCTTAAAAAATGAAGTGCTTATTAGTGTAGTAAATGGCCAAACACCTTCTATAGGCCAATTTGGTGTTGGCATTGCCAACATGGTAACATCTTCTTCAGTTCTTATAACCAGATTTGTATTAAAACTAATTGTTGCGTTAGCTCTTGAAGTTGATACATATTCATGTCCTTTTAAAACTTTTACGTGTGTATCTGTAGAGTCTGATATCCCATCCCAAATAAATGAAATATCTACTGGAAAAGAAACTCCCCATCCCAAAGTATTTGAAAGGCTTACTGGGAAACAATGATATGCATGCTTATCAAAGGTTTCATCCATCCATTCCCTTTTTACACCTAAAGGCTGAACATTTGCTGATTGATTTGGATAAACTTTATAAACATCAAAGTTCATCAGTACCCATCTTTCATTGATTTGTCAGACATAAATTGTCTATAAAAAGATTCTGTATGGGTTGCATCATTATAGTCAGTCATTGTAACAATTGAATATTTTAATCCAGATTTTACTGGAAGGGCAGCATGAGAAAATAGATATGTTGATGGGAATATGTATAGATCTCCAGCTTTTGGTTTGATAGTTAAATCAAGCTTATCAAATCTTAGTCCGCCCTCCTCATAGTCATCATTGATATATGCAACCATTGACACTGTTGATATATAAGACCATCCGTGATCTGAATGATAAGAGAAATGCTGTCCTTCACCGTATTTAATAAAATTCATGGCTTCCCAATATTTTAATTCAATGTTGTAAAAAGAAGAATAGTCATTTAATGCTATAAGTTGTGCATCATGAACGTCTTGCCAAATTGCATCTACGTCTTTATTATATTTATCAGGAATATGATTTTCAAACTTTTTCCATTTAAAGTCTACACAGTCTCTATAGTCAGGCATTTTTTCTCTATATCCGACGGTTGCTTCTTTCCAAGTATGCATTCCTTTAGAATCAAGTATTGCACTTTCAAGCCTGTTGATTATATCCATTTCTGGAGTAATTACATTTCTATAAACCCAAAGTCCTGGGAACAACTCTTCCTTATTGTAAATTTTCTTTTCCCCATTTTCCTACAGGACATTCGGCTTCAGCAAGCTGAACTTTAACTGGCATAATACAATTACATTTTGAGCATTGTGTAGTTTTTAAATAAAATTCGCAGCCTTTGCAAATACTTAATCTATCTTCAGCAATTTTATTATCTGAAACATGCCTATTTGGATCAAATATGTGCCATGGGCGTGTGTCACCTACGGCTTTTTTCCATTCTTCCCATTTAGACATTATGGTGTGTAAGTAAAGTTTGTGCCGTCCCAAATGTAACCAACTGTTACGCTTGCGTCTTCATCTATTTTTTTCAATGTTACATTTCCAGAAAATGCAGCTGCAAACTTTTCATCAAGGATGCTGCCTTTAATTGGAGCCATCATATAAAACACTTTATTGTTGCTCAACAAAGTGTAGCCCGAAAGCATTGATTCTCCATTTGCAGAAGAATATCTTACCCCAGCTTCGCCATCAGTTCCTATAAATTCTTCTGGAATAGGATTTGGCAATGTAAAATTTAATCCATCCCATGTGCTACCAATTAATAATCCAGGCTTTTCGTTTGCTGGTTGGCCAACAATAGTTTCACCAGAGTCTAGGACTTCATCAATCCTGTTAATTCTTGCTAAAGCTTCTGGCGTACTATCTGAAAGTCTAATAACATGAAAAACTTCATAGTTGTTATTATCAATTTCAACTAACATGGCGTATTTATGTACAGTCATTTAATCTCCTTAATTATTATATAGTACATTTTACTATATAGCTTATATTATTGTCAATACTATAATTCGCATTGGCAACCTCCGCTATAGAATCCTTGCCAGCCAGGACCATAATAAACTGCACATGATCCACTACAGCCGCCGCCAACAAAGTGTGGTGGGAAGAACGGTGGGAAGAACGGTGGGAAGAACGGTGGGAAGAACGGTGGGAAGTGTGGTGGGAAGAATGGTGGGAAAAATGGTGGGAAGAACGGTGGGAAGAACGGTGGGAAGAACGGTGGGAAGAACGGTGGGAAGTGTGGTGGGAAGAATGGTGGGAAGAATGGTGGGAAGAATGGTGGGAAGAATGG